CCTTCGGATGACCCGCGAGAGTTTGCGAAAAAAGGACCCGTGTTTTTTTTTAGAAGAGGCCAGTGCGCATGTCTGCGCGTCCTGCCTTGACGTTGGCTGCGACGTTGCGGGCTAGACGATCGCGTAAGTAGATGCCGAACGTTGACCTGAACTTGTCCTCGATGACTCGTGCAGCCGGGAAGCGAGCTGTGTAGTTAAGGGAGTTATCGACAAGAAACAGCGGGCGAAGCTTTCCACTGGCTTGCCTGCGATAGACACCAGCAGCCCTGCCATCGCCTCTAGGGGTGCCGATCATGATGCTGTTCTTGCCCTGCGTGTTTACGTTCTCCAGGATCTTGCGCAGGTTGGCTTTGCTCACGTTCCCGTAGCGATCAGGCCTGATTGCACCTGTTGGAACAAAACGTGTGCCTGATGGAATCTGGCCTTTTGACTGTGCGGCAAATGCTGCCTCGTAAGGCTTAGGCGCACGTTGCCCACCAAAGATGTTGCCCGACAGGTAACGGTTGCGATCCCAAGGCTTGTCCTTAGGCGTGATCAGGACTTGCAGTGTGCGCTTGTTCGCAGTGGTGGCAAAGAAGCCTGTTGATGTCTGCGGCTTAGGCCGATCAAGGAAACGCCTTGATGAGCCAGCCAATGCGTTTAATGCTGACTTTTGCTTAGAGCCAGGGATTGCAGCAAGACCCTTGGCTGATGCTGTCATTGCCTGGGCAATGCTGAACGGGAGCTGACGTGTGTGCTCGTTCGTCCACTTGATTGCTGTAGGCAGCTCAGACTTGATGTCGAGTGAGATTGCCATGAGCAGCGTGAGCTTTTATCCAGTATTGCTGCAGCTGATGGATCTTGGGCTCGACGAGGTGGTGTGAACTAACTGTGCCGACGAAGATGCCGACCTGAATCCTCACGCAGCCGTCCTCTAGGGTCCGGATCTTGGCTGCGGGCATAGGCGTCTCTGAGGCGTTGTTCATAGTCAAGAAAGGCTTTGAGTTCATTTTGGCGCTGGATTTTGCGCAGTAGCTCATTAATCATTTGAGTTCATTCTGTCGCTGTTGCTCGCGCAGTCGATCGTCAAAGGTCACCGCCATAAAGCTTCCACAGCTTTTCGTAGTTAGCAATGAGCCAATCTCTGATTGCATAATTGGCTGTCGCTGAGATGTTGCAGCCACTGAGCTGAGCAATCTCTTTGAGCATGGTGTAGTGCATTCCAGACACCGTCACCTGAACCTTGCTGTTGTAAACGTTTTGGTCCTCAGGCTCGTGGCCTTGGTCTTGAAGGGTGGGGTTCATTTGTTCAGTCATTTGAGTTCAACAAGGTCAGCACGTTTGAGAGCGTCAAGGATGCCCTCATAGATGACCTGCTCTGTTTCAGAGTCAAGCTCTAGGCGATAGCGGTCAAGCCACTCAGCGATGGCGTCTTGAGCGAGGAGAGCGCCTTCCTGAGCGTCGATGTAGCTGTCAGCGAGCTTCATGACGTGAGTTGTGAATTAGGTGCCAAGCAAGAAAGGCAACTCATCACCAGGAGATCCCAAAGGGTGCTCACCTCCGAGTTGTCATCAGCAACAGGATCCAAAGACGAGTTCAGGTAGACCCTTTACCCCGCGCCCAGGCCCACAACGACCCAGTCCCACTGTTGCTGCACAAGGATCAAGGATCCAAGATGACTCTGGTCACGTCCAAGCCAACCTGTCAGCTGACCTAGTCCCCTCAATGCTTGCGATTGCTTGGCAAACAGATATTGGCATACCAGGCACAAAGCGTCAACCCTCAGCAGCTAGCGCGCAGATCACCGTGCAAATGATGCCCTCAAGCTTGCTGGCAGGAACGCAGCTGTACTGACGCATCACAGCCGTCATGGCGCGGTCAATCGAATCACGCCCCTGTGAAACAACAACAGGCTTGTAGTCCTTCACAGGCTCGACAGAGTCCAGCTCAGACAGCAGCAGCTTGCGCATCAGGTCTTGGCGGCTCATATCGCGCTTAATGGCCTCCTGCGTCAGGTATTCACGCTCAGGCTCAGTCATGCGCACGTCAACGCGCACGGGCAAGGATCGGGTTGCTTCAGGCATCAGAAATCAAAAGGGTCAGATTCAACAGGGTCAGCCTTGAACGGGCTGGATTCACAGGGCCGCACGTCTAGCTCCCAGCGCAGGCTGCCGACGGTGACGTTAGGGCTGCCGAGCTTGGCGACCCGAACAGCGTGCAGATCAGAAGCATCTGAAACAACCCAGCCGTTGCTCCAGTCGCCGTTCCTATGCAGCTCAACAGGAGTGCCAACCAAGGGGGGTTTAACCCCCTCAGCAGAGGTGCCAGGGGTATTGGGTAAATAAGGGGAATAAGGGGAATAACCCTCTATTTCATGTGACGCGCGCGAAGTTGTTCCCCTTGTTTCCATTGTTCCCCCTGTTTCCCCGGATGCTTCATTCGGAACCCAGAGAAGCTCAGGACGACCGCCCGCAACCAACGGATCAAGCTTTCCTTCCTGCCTGACAAGGCACTTTTTCTCCAATGCACGCAACGCCCTGTTCACCTTGCTGAGGTTGCAGTTGCCAACGTTCTGCAGCTCTTTCGACGTGACAGGGAACTGGCCAAGCACCCACCGCTCGCAGATGTAATCAAAGATGTCCGCCTGGCGGCCCTGCAGCTCGTCTGCGGCCTCTTGCATCGCCTCAGCAGCAAGGACGCTCTCGCCGTCGCCATGGTGAATCCAGCCGTCGTCCTGCAGCTCAATCAGCAGTGTTGTTCCTTTGGCCCGGCCCTGCGTCTTGACCACAACGCGGTGATCGTTTTGGGTCTGCCCCTCAGCTGGCTGCTTAAACCAGTTCATCAGGATCGTAAGGCTGGCCGCAGCAGGCAGTGCATTGCTGCCCCTGCTGGCCTGCGTTGCATTGCCGCCTGTCACCCCTTTGTTGGAGTGGTGAATGGCAGTGAAAGTGCACTTGTGTGGGCTTAGCGCCTCAGCGAGCTTGCGGGCTGGGCCATCGAACGAGCTGGCGCTTTCTTCAAGGCCAAGACAGGAAACACAGCTGTGATAACTGTCCAGCAGAAAAAACGACCCAGGGTTTTCCCCAGCGATTTCCCCAAGGTGTGAAATACCCTCATCTGTGAGATGCAGGGGTGCTCCCGTATGCCAAAGCATCTCCACTGGGCCGCCCAACTCCCCATCGCTGGTCACGAGCCCTTCTCTCTTAAACAACGTGAACCAATCGCTTTCAGGCTGGTCAGTGCCAACAATGAAAACCTTTGGGCACACGCCATGCAAGCGCTGACCTAAATATGACTCCTCGCCGTGAAACCAGGCGCTGATCATGCCAACCATCAACGCTGATTTTCCGACCTTTGGAGGGGCAACTAGCAGGTTGAACGTGCCAGACATGATCACGCCTTCCCATGCCCATGGGACAGCAGAGGTGTCGAGCTTTTGACCACGTCGCCGTGGTTCTGCAACACCATTTATTGCGCCTGCTGCTTTGCTTAGAACAATCGCAGCAGTTCGCTCATTGACTGGGCATCCAATCTCGTCTGCATAAAGACGCAGAAGCTGTAAGCGCCTTAGCGGGTCTTCCTCATTACAAAGGACGGTGCCTGCGTATTGGGCGAGGTTGTTGAGTAGCTCCTGATGATCCTTGAGGCTTTCCGGTATCGGCCCGGAGCTGTTTGAGGCGTTTGGTGTAGTGACCATTCTTGGCCTTGCTTGGAGAGAAGAAATCAGCGGGCGTGTAGACCCCAAGCCGTTCAAGTTCGCGGAATGCCGCTAACTCATCGCTGGATTTGTAGGGGTGTTGTTCATCCCAAGCATCAAGTGCGCGATCAGATCGCTCTTTCTGCAATTTGCTGTATAGGCCCAACAACGCGGATTCGTCGTTGTATTCAGCAGGGAGTGAGTAAGGGTTCCATTGGAGCAGGTCAAAAGCACGCTCCTCAGGGTCTTGATTAGTCACGAGGCAACGGCTCAGGCTCTGACGCGATTGCGCGTTGCAAAAGCAAATTGACCCAGCTGGTGCGATTGACGCCGATTGGTTTTTTGCGCTCGACCTCAGCAATGACCCTTGGATCGATCAGCACGCGAGTGTTCGTGAAATGGATGGATTCGTCCACAAATTGGCTCTTTTCGTCCACTGGGTGGTTGCGTTGCGGGCTGAGTATGCCCATACTCAGCCGAGTTTTGCAACGAATTTGTGCTCGACCCCATACCAGATCTGGAGTTCTTCCCAGACGCACACCGCTACAGGTGGCGTTCTGACTGGGTTTTGCACAATGTTTCAGAAGTTGTCAGCCATGACCTGTCGCCCTTTGCCAAGGACGCCATGGAAAAGCGCAAGCATGGTCCTGATGGCTGGGAGCTGCGCGGCAGGGTGTTGCACCGGGTGCTGCAAGCACACCTTGAAAACCAACCCTCTGTGCACGAGGACCGCTGGGATCCGTGGATTGAGCCACTGCTGAGCGATCCACTGTTTAAAGGCAAAGAGACAGTGGCAACTGAATATCTGCTAGTCGACAGATACAGACCCGTTGCAGGCAGCACGGACTTCGTCATTCGGCACCAAGACGATCCAACTTTTGTAATTCTTGGCGACCTCAAAACGGTCAGCAGCGAAAAGGCAGTTTCAAGCCGAAAGTCGCCAAAGGCCCAGCTAGGGGCTTATGCGCGCATGTGGCAACAGTTCCATCCGCGCATCAATATCACGGAATGCGTCACCGTGATTAGCGGACCTGGGAAGTGCAAAGTGCGCCGGCACAGCCCTGAAGATGACTGCATCCCTGCGTGGGAAGAGTGCTGGGGCAAGTTTCAAGCCCTGCAGCCTGTGGCCGACTTTTAACGATTGCGGACTAGAACAGGCTCACGCGCCTTACGCTCCTCACTCCTGATCCGCTGCAGGAGACTTGTCCGCCCGTTAAGGATGGAACGCAAAAGATAGCGACGACTGCAAGGGCTATTGGACTGGACAAAAATTCTGAAACAAGGCGGCGTGCCTGAGCCTCCTGGCTATCGCGAGACGGTCGCCAAGGTGACGAGCCGGCCTAAGCGTATGAAGAAAAAGGGCAAGAGCAAGAACAAGCGTTGACATGGCATACCAGGCACGGCATACTCCCGCACATGAGCCCTTTATCTCGTTCGCTCATGAGCCCATACAAACCACTCACCCGCAGTTCTAGGTTCTATGACCCGGAGCACCGCAGCCCCAAAGCCAACGCCGTCGTTGTTGCAGTTTTCTGCGTCTTGCTTGGCGGTGCTTTTTGGATCAGCCTTACTGACACTCTCGACAAGCAACAGCGCCAACATTGTGAGCAGGGCTGGCAAGCCGCCTGCGAAAGCCTGAAGTAAATGGGCCGTGGGATCTATTGGAGCTACGCGCCTCATGTAAACATCGCCGCAGCAAAGGCGAGAGCTAAGGCTGCGCTGAAAGAAAAAGATCCAAAGCTCACAGCCTTGGAGCGTGCTTTTTACGAGGCGCTCAAAAAACAATCTTGACCTGGGCGGCTTTTGCGTAAGTCCCACCTTTCACCCCAACAAACATGAAATCAACCGCAATCACTCTCGACGAAGAACGCGCAGCAAAGCTGAAACAGCTCTCAGACTCATCATCTGGCCACAGCTCAACAATTCATGTTGCAGGGCTACCCTTTCAAGTCGAACAGCGCAAAATTTCACAGTCGGCCATAGCCTCCGCTCTTCTTAATGCAGCCATCGACAACGCCCACGCCCAACTCAGCCAGTAGCGTCACTTTTGCTGTTCTTGGCACGCCTGTTCCGCAAGGTTCAATGCGTGCCTATAACAGCAGGGTTGTTGCTAACAATGCCGAGGCTCTTGCTAGCTGGCGCAGTGATGTTGCAGCTGCGGCTCACCGTCACAAGCCTGAAGGATGGGACATTAACGCCGCAGTATCACTGCGTTGTGAGTTCGTTTTTCCTCGCTCATTGTCGCATTACGGCACAGGCAAAAACGCCGGTAAGCTAAAAGATTCTGCGCCAGTCCACTACACGAAAACACCCGATTTGGATAAAACCGTGCGTGGTGTTGCCGACGCGATCGGAGATGCCGTGGCCCGTGTTTTACTCCACAACGATTCGCAAATCGTTTCCATCTACGCAACCAAGAGGTATCAAACAGATGACTTCCTCGGTGCCATCATCACCGTCACAGCCCTTGAGTAATTTGGCAGCCGCGCTGATCAAATTCCACGAGGCAGTGCCCACCATTCATGACAACGCTGAGAGCTACCATGGCGGGTTTGCCAACCTTCCTGGGGTGCTCTCAAACATTGGCCCAGCTCTAAGAGCTAATGGTCTTGTAGTGTCACAACTGCCAGAAGACATCAACGGCCAACCTGGACTACGCACAACCCTGCTTCATACCAGTGGCGAGCAACTTACTGCTGTCACTCCAATCAAGATTCAGGAAGGTGTTGACAGAAAAGGCAAGCCTTTAAATGTCACCCAGGAGTGGGGCAAAGCAGTGACTTATTCCCGACGTTACGGGCTTTTGTCTGTCCTAGGCCTCTGCGTTGGCATCGTCGATAACGATGCAGATTCAGATGCAGTTGCAGCGCCTGCAGCAAAGCCTGAGCCAGAAAAAACAGTCAAGGTTGAGGGTGTTCCAGCAGAGGATCAGCCCTTGCTTTCCAAAGACCGCAACCTTCTGCTTCAGTGGATTGCTGACATGCCTGCAGCCAATCGTGATGCCTTTTGCGCGGCTTTCCGCGCAGAGTTCAAGCTAGGGCCTGACGATAAAATCAACAAGGCAATCACGAGCAAAAAACACGAGACTTGGATTCAAGCCGTGATGAATGAATATGCCTGAAGGTGACAAGTTCCAACGCTATCAATCAAGAGCGGACGAGAAGCGCCGTTCAGGGCACTTTCAAGTGCGCCTCGACAAGCAAATGGCTGAACAACTGCGCCATTACGCAGAGCAACGCCATCACGGCGTAATTAGCTCTGCGCTGCAAACCATCATCTCCAAATTCTTCAACGGAAAGTAATGTCTGATTTCAGCATCAACGTTGCCCTCAACACCATCAAAGAGGAAAACAAGAAAAGCGAAAAAGCACCTGACGTAACAGGTTCGCTGGAAGTGCCAGCTGAGGAGGTAAACGCATTTATTGCTCATCTGCAAACTGCTGAGCGTGTCATGAACTGGAAAGACGAGGAAGTGGTCAAACTCCGGTTTGCTAGCTGGAAACGTCAGAACAAAAAAGGAGACACCTATCTGTCTGGCAAGATCACTCCGCCGTATGTCCCCCAAGACAAGCCAGCAACTGACAACTCTGGGTTTGACTTTTAAGCTTGTGCAGAACGAGAAACTAGGGGCGCACCCGCGCTCCTTTTTTATGTCCAAGCCAACCCTGAAACAGGTGGAGAAGGATGGGCAGCTGCTGTGGGAAGTCAGCCACGGTGGAATGACTCGGTTTTTCAAATATGACTGGCAGGCCAACTTCCATTACGAGACCGCAGTCAGGCTCCACAGGTCAAGGATTAGGGGCAAACACAGCTAGTCCCAGCACGCCAACTTGGCGTCAAGCTCGCCAATGCGGGTCACTGCCTGGCTAAGCAGCTTGCCTTGATGCCAGCTCTGTCTAACCAGACCGGCGCAGAGCTGTTTTAACTCCTCTTCGTCTTCGCAGCTGTAGACCTCTCTAATGCTGCGTTCAACCTCCAGCTCCTCTTCAAGGCTTTGGTTGACGACCATCCAGTCAGCCCAGCCCATCGCCTTGAAGATTCTTATCAAGTCATGCCACAGAAGGCATGACTGTCAAGTGATTGTTGTAATGGCCTGTCTCGCGATAGCTGCGCATAGGCGGCGTCATCTTGAAAAAGATGATCTGACCAATCTTTAGACCCGGATATAGCGGAAGCGGATGATGCAGCCGCTCGTTCTTCAACTCCAAAGTCAGACGGCCTGAATATCCGTTGTCGATCCAGCCTGCAAGGCAATGGTTGTACCCCTCCCTGGCTCGGCTCGACTTGAGGGCAAACTGCGCGCTTATGTCATCAGGGATGTTGAACAGCTCGACTGTTTCAGCCAAGCAAAATTCACCAGGCTCCAGCAAAAACGGGTCGTCCTTTGTTCTGCCTGAAATGTCGATCCGCAGCAACTCAGGGTCGCAAATGTTCTCAACCATGAGATGCAAGCCCAACCGCACATCCAAGCTCGCTGGATTTAGAAGTTCTGAGTCAAAAGGGGTGATCATTCCGCCTTTACCGCAACGGGCCTTGATCTCCCAATCGCACAGAACTGACATCCCTGAAACGCAAAAAGCAATCCTACTTAGCTTGACCCAGGATTTTCTTTTCGGTGTGATAGGCGCCTTTTTGGTGCATCTCAGTCACATCCCGCACCCATGGCACCAGCCAGTCGTTGACCCGTGAGCATTGGTCCCAGTTCACAGGCTTCGCGCACTGCACAACAACAGTCGTCCAGAACGCACTGACGAACGCCCAGACCCAATAAAACTCACTAATCATCGACCAAGATCACCCAACCTGTTTTCGGCCCTGAAGCTTGCCAACGCTGATGAAAAGCAGCCTGCCTTACAGGGACGTTGCGCCCTAAGTGCGGGTTTGAATGTCCGCCCCTCTCCATGTCGGGCAAACCGCGAGGATCTTGCATTAACCAGAGGGGGTCATTGCTGTTCTTTTGCATAAACCCATTTATGACGCTCCAGTGCCCGCAGCCCATGCCGTTGCACATTGGTGGCTCGCCTAGAAGCATGTTGCCGTGATGCAGCCAGCCCACAAGAACAGGACGACCGTTCTCGATCTCTAGTTCAACCAAATCAGCGTCACCGTCTTTGCGGAACTCAGCAGTGAGGCCAAGACTGCGCAATGCTGCTAACTGCGCATCAATCGACGTAGTGTCCCCAAACTTGGCCCGAATCCTGTTGTACTCATCATCTGTCTGAACTTTCTTGTAAAACGCTGCCACCATCGCGGCCGCCGATGAGAAGCACTCGCGAACTCCTGTTCCCGTCTTGTTATCGAGCTGTTTGAAGTAAGGCATATAAATCTCTTGGTCATAGCCGCTAGCCCTCCACGCCTGAAACCACTCTGCGTCCTCCTCCAGTAGTTCCGGCGGCATGGACTCCTCAAGCTGTTTAACAGCAGCCAGCCTGTGAGGGACATCTTTTGAGAAGAACTGGAAAAATGGCAACAGGCTGAGGGGCACTGCCAAAACGATCAGGGTTGTTCTGATGGTGCCTGGCGGCAGGTGTCTTGACCAGCGTTGTATGCGCCGATGAATATCAAACTTGAGGCGCAAACCAAAAGCATGACCGCGCCTCCTGCAACGAACCAGCCTGTTGCGGAAAACGCGGATAGCTTCACTTTTCAACACGAGTGCTGGGGAACAGGTTGCGACTCACATAGTCGCAAACTTGATCGTCAACAGTGTTATCCGTAGTTTTTGCGTAAGCACGCAAGAGATCAAGAATCAGCCTCTTGACCGAATCTGACTTAAGAAATGCCATCAGGATTGGCTTGATGATCAGGATCATTGCCTTGCCTTGAACAACATCAATACGTTAGTGCCGATCACTGTGACCTTCCAACCGCGCAACCGACCGCTCTAATTCGCTAAGCCTGCCGAACACCTCCACATCTTTACTTCTGATGTCCTGATGCAGGATGTCTAACCGGCTTGACAGGTTATCAACAGCGGTAGTCAGACGAATTAAGGAATCCTGCCCGTGACGGGTCTGGCGGTTGATACCTGAGACCCCAAGCCCTGCGACGGTGATTGACGCGCCACAAACGGCGGCCCAGACTTCAACCATCACTCCGCCGCAACGCTCCCTCAATCATGGCAGAACCCAAGGAAAAGCAAGCGCATGAACAGGATGACGGTAACTCGCGACTTGGCGATGTTGTCAAAATCGTTTTGCTTGGCTGGGCCATGGCAATCCTCACGGCAAACTATTTAGGAGTGTTCAAGCAATCACTTGACCCCACTTATCCGGCGTCAATTTTGAGCGGAACGGCCGCGTCGTTTGGTTTAGCTGTCGGCAGCAATAGAAAGAAAAAAGAAGAGCCTACAATTAAGGAAGAACCCACCACCGCAAAGCCCAAATGAAACGCCTTGCTTTTGTATTGGGTGTGACGCTTTTGGGACTGCCTGCTCAGGCTGACATCACCCATAGAATCCAATCAAGCGTTCAGCTCTCAGTAGATGGCGCAGGATCAGTCGCAAATCGCGTCCCGAGTTCGCTGGCAGTATCTGGCTCTAACGTCACTTTGGACACTGCTCCTGCTTTGGGGGCACATACTTCCGGCACTGCTTTGGGTTACACTCCTGGCGCTTTCAGTGTTACTACTGCTGGCGACAGCTTTTCATATTCAGAGTCATATATTGAAGGCGATGATGTCCCAAGCGTCCTCTCAACAACAGTCACCTCCGGAGTAGTCACTGCTCTGCCAGCTTTCGGTTCAACCACCACAACTTCAGGCGGTGTTGCCGGAACTTTGGAAGGCTCAATCGCCACTGACGGTGCGATCTCTATTACTGCTGGGGGTTCAGGCACAAGCGCAATCGGGCAAGTCATCCAAGAGCTAACCATCAAGTGATGTGGACAGGCATCTGGATTACTTGGGGCGTTCTTTCCGTCATCGCTCTTGCTGCCCCAGAAGCTAAATCTTTGCCGGTAGTTCCCAACTTCCAACAGGGCTCGCTCTCTAGCACCACAAAGACAACGCAGAAAATAACTGAGGTGATCAACTCGTATCAGTACCGGACTGGCTACGAGCTAACCGTCAGCGGAACAAACGTTGCCCCCGTTGGCGGTGCTGTCGCCACAGACAAGCTGATCACCACAACTAACAACCTCAACGGCGTAACCAGCCAGTGGAAAGGACTTGATCCAGCCAAAAAGCCTGACTGGAAGATTGTCGACCAAGGCGCATCGTTTCAGTTCATCGAAACTTACAGCGGCCCAGGGCTCACAAATCACACGGTCATCAACAGGACGACTGACATTGAATCCTTGACGGAGACTCTCAGCACCTTCACCCAATGAAGCGAGTCATTGCAACGCTTTTGCTGCTTTCAGCCCCGGCACAAGCGCAGGTTTCGAGCACTGCAGCGCCTGTTGCAAACAGTTCAGGATCTGTGACTAATCAGGCGGTCCAAGTTGTTCCGGGAAAGGCTTTCGTATATCAATACAACGGCTTTAGCTGTCAAGGAACAAGTCTCACAATCAGCCCTTTCCTGAGCACAACTGTTGGCTGGGCGCATCCCTATGAGTCCTACTACAGCGAGCCCATCTATGACACTCTGGATTTGGTTGGCGCGTTTGATGAGGAAGGCAATGCCATCCCCGATGGCGTCCCCGACAATCCGGGCAATGTCCTTTTTTATCGTCCGGTTCGGACGGGACAAAAGACAAACTATTCGATTAACAGCGGAATCACTGCCACAATTTCGATACCGCTGGATCGCGCTCATATCAGAAGTTGCCATAAAGCCGCAGAGAAACAGGTACTTTTGTTGGAACAGCAGCTCGCGGACAAAAGGCTCAATCACGAGATCGCCAGGCTCAAAAATTGCTCGGATTTGCTCCTCAAGGGAATCAGCTTTCACCCCAAAAGCCCTTACGCGGGCATATGTGCTGATGTTGTCCTAAGCAACCCGCCAGGCACCTTGCCGCCCCACACACATTCAATCCCTACTTCCGCAAAGACCGCTGAAACTTCTGCCGCTCAAAAACAGACTCAACCTTAGTCTTCTTCCCTAGCTTTTCCTTGATCTTTT